ATCACCCCAACCGCCAACCCACGGTGCTCTCCGGCCCCTTTTGGGGAATCGTCAGGAGAACGCGAATGGATAGGAACGATCCGAACTGGCCGATCCCCGGCCAGGCCGCCGAGTTCAAGTCGGCAGAGCACGACGCCCAGATGCGCGCCGTCATCGAAAAGATCGACGACGACATCTCGATCTGCTTCGTCTTCGAGGGCTCGCTCTCGCAGAAGAAGTGGTACTACGTCCGCGAGACGGCCGAGTGGCCCGACCGCATCGCCGAGACGCTCGAGGCCATGGCCGCCGAGATCCGCCGGCTGAGGGAGGTGAAGCCGTGACCGACCGGATCGTCAGCATGCTGGCCGAGATTGGGCCACGAATCGGATTCACTTTCTTGACTTGGAATCAAGCCAAAGGGCAGATCGTGTTCCACGACAAGAAGATGAACCACGAGGTTCGATTTCATTTCAACTATTTTACCAATCGTTGGACGTGCGAATACGACTACAACGAGTTCGCTATTCAAGACGCAGAGCGGTACGAATGTTGGGAAAACGCCGTGAACAGCATTATGAAAGTGAGGAAGTCATGACCGAACCCCGCAACCCGGCCGACGTCATCAAAGACCAGATCGAAGCCGCGCAGCAATCGAACTACCACGAGCCGTCGATGTACCTCACGTACTGCATGGAGGTGTTTGAAGTCCGGCGGCGTCCCGATTCGTGGTCGGTGTTCAACGTGACCCAAAGCCGCCTTGAACTGCTCGACGACGCCGCATTCACGCGGTTTTTCAATCGCTTCATGGGGCAACGCATGCTCTCGGCCTTCGAAATCGACAGGAATGACGGCATGGATTTGCGGCGCGTGCGCGACGGCGTCGAGGAGGACGGCTGATGCCGCGCAAAGGCTACAAGGCGACGCCCGAGCAGATCGCGCGGTGGCGCGAGTACGACCGCGCGTACTACCACACTATGAAAGACAAGGTTTTCGGTTGGTACGAAAACCGACTCAAGCGCAAGGTGCTCAGTTACCACAAGACGATGGCCGACCCGGCCAAGCGCGCCGCGTACGCCGCGCGCAAACACCGCAACTACCTGCTCAAAAAGCAGGCCAAGACGTGAGGAACGCCATGCCACGAAAAGGAACCAAACGCACGCCAGAGCAGCGCGCTGCGCACGCCGTCTACGCGCGCGCGTATCACGCGGCCATGAAGGCCGTGCCCGGCTACCTCGACAAGAAGCGCGCCTCCGGCCGGGCCGCGGCGCGCAAATTCCGGCAGCGCGTTATGGCCGACCCGGCCGCGGCCGAGGCGTATCGAGCCGCCAAGCGCGCGCAATACCGTGCGCGGATGCTGCGGCAAACCGCGCTCGTGTAACCGTCCGGCCGACGCGGCCGGATTCGCGGCGAACTGACAACCACAAAAGGACACCCCACATGACCAAACGCAAGACCAACCCTTGCACGACCTGCAACGGGCTTCCCGAGATTCGTTACCGCAACGAACTCGCGCGGCCGTTCGCATACGTTTGCGAACCGTGCGGCAAACGCACCGAGACGACGGCCAGCGTCACCGAGGCCATCAACCTTTGGAACCACGGCAACCCCGTGCAAGACCTCTTCGGAGCCGTCGATGCTTAGCGCGCTCATCATCTGCCAAGCCGAGGCGGCCTTGGCCGAGAAGCCCGACTACAGCGACGCGCAAACGCACCGCGTGGACGTGTGCCACGAGCAGGAGGCGCGCGGCTTCCTCTGCGGCCGCACGTATTCCGTCGTTGTCACCGTGGGCGCGTCGTGGGATCGCTCATGCATGAATGCCATGCCGTACTGGCTCCGACGCTACTGGGTGCATCGCGACGCCATGCCGACCGCGGCCGAGATCGACGATCTATCGCAGGCCAACCACCTTCGGCAACTGCGCGACACGGACAACTCGTTGCCGCTCGTCTCGATCTTCACGGCGACCCACAACGCGGCGCGATTCATCGACGAGACGTACGAAACCGTGCGCGCGCAAACGTGGTCAAATTGGGAATGGGTAGTGGTGGACGACGGCTCGACCGACGGCACCGTTTTCAAACTGCACAACTACCGAGACCCGCGCGTGCGCGTGTTCCCGATGAATCCCGTTAATCGCATTGGTTTCCTCAAGCGCGCAGCGTGCGCGTTCGCGCGCGGAGACTACCTCGTGGAACTCGATCACGACGATTGGCTGACCGAAGACGCCGTCACAAGTCTGCTCGGCACGTTTCGCGCGCATCCCGAGGCCGTGATGGCCTACTCGGATTTCTCGGAGTACTACCCCGAGACGGGCACGTGCAACCGCTACCAGTCGTCGGACTGGCACTACCGCACCGAGATGTGGCGCGGCCGGGCCATCGACGTCGCCAGCGCGCCCGACGTCAATGGCACGTGCTCGGCCGGGCGCGTGATCGAGCACATGCCAGTCTGCCCGAACCACGTGCGCGCGTTCACGCGGCGCGGCTATGACCTCGCGGGCGGCTACCGCGACCTCGTTTGGGCCGACGATTACGACCTCATGGTGCGGCTCTACAAGGTCGGCCGCATCGTGCACGTGCCGAAACTCTTGTACGTGCAACGCATGCACGAACGGAACACTTGGACGCGCTACGCGGCGCGCCTGTACGAATCTTTCCCCGTGCTGAAGGAGCACTACAAACCATGACGTTTGACCCGAACTTTGACCGCAAGACCGCCGTGTGCGCCTCCGAGGCCGCGGCGGTCTTCGGCATCTCAACGCACGTGCACCCCCGGGCCGTGTTCCTCGAAAAATTGGGCGCGCTCGGGGCCGACGACGAAGGCAACGAGTACACCGTGGCCGGGAACCGTTACGAGCCGCTCATTTTGGAACGCTTCGCCGAGGCGCTGCAACCGAGCGACGACCAACCGAAGCCGCTGGGCGCGCTTGAGACGAACTTGGCCACGATGCGCGGCAAGGCGTTCCCGTGGCTCGCGGCGACGCCCGACGGGCGTTGGGGCACGCACGGCATCGAGGTGAAAACGGTTTGGTCGAAGAAATCGAAGGCGCGTTGGGAAGGCGGGGCGTGCCCGCTTGAGTACCGCCTACAAACGCTCCACCAGCAGGCCGTGACCGATTGGCCGCGGTGGCTGCTCGTCGGCGCGATCTTCGAAGCCGACCACCCCGACGACGTGCGCGGGCTCGTGCCCGAGTTTCGCACCGAGATTCGGCAGGTGACCTATCCGCAGGCCATGCGCAAGAAGTACGCCGCCATCGTCGGTCGATGGTGGCTGCGGCACGTCGTCGGCGAGGAACAGCCCGAACGGCTCTGGGCGCGCGGCGAGCGCGTCGGCCAAACCGTGGAAGGCGTGCTCGACCGCTACGGCCGCGAGTACCTGAAACGGCATGACGACCTCGATGCCGAACTGGGGGACATTGTTGCCGAATGGCTGATAGCCTAGGCTACCGACCGAAGGGGAGAAGTATGTCGAAGCACAAGATTCAGGAATGGATGCCGTTCTACGGCGATGCGTTTTTCAACGACGAACGGGTGGCCGCGCTCGATCTTGAGATGCGCTACTGCTTCATCGTTTTGTTGTGGTTTCAATGGCGTGAAGGCTCGATCATCGACGATTCAAAAGTTTTGTCGAGGCTTTCAGGCGTTTCAAATCGGACGATGAAACGCGCTCTCACGGAACTGAAAATCTTCTTTTCAAAAACCGATGAAGGGCGTTTGGTAAATGCCAAATGTGCGGTTTTGCGCGGGAAATCCATCGAACGCATGTCCAGATTCGACGCCGCTAGGGCGCCCCTAACCCCCCCCCTTAGGGCGCCCCTAGACCCCCCCCTTAGGGAGCCCCTAAGCCCCCCCCTTAGGGCCGGAGAAGTAGATAGAGAGGAAGATAGATACACGCTCACTAGCGTGAGCGTGAACGCGGGTGCGCGCGCGCGCGAGGTGGCGGCGCTTTGGAACTCGACGGCGGCCCCGGGCATGCCGCCCGCCCCGGCCGTCACGGCCAACCTCGTGAAAGCCGTGGCCCGCGTTGACCGAGCCGACCTCGACTGGCGCAAGGTCTTCGAAGCCGTCAACCGCTCTCCGGCGCTCAACGGCTCGAAACGTTTCACGGCCTCGCTCGGCTGGGTGCTCCGGCCGGAGAATTTCGAGCGCGTCGAGATCGGCGCGTACGACTCCGGCCAACGCGGCCAGCACTCCGCGGCGACCGTCAAAGGCGCGGACACGCTCGACGCCGCGCGAACGCTGTTGGCCGCCGAGGCCGGAAATCCCGTTGCCCGACTTGTGGGCAGAAAGACCATCTGATGGACGCCGTGCAAGCCGTCGCCCTTGTTTGCCGAGCCTTCCGGCTCGATCTCGACCCCTCGACGCTCGCCGTGCACGCCGCGCCGCTCCGCGACATCGACGGCGGCGAACTGGCCAAGGCCGTTGACCGCGTTTTGCGCCTTGAAACCGCCGTGACGAACCCGACCGCGGCGCTGTTCGCGGCCGTCACCGCCGTGCGGCGGGAAGCCGCCCTCGATGTCGATCCGCTCGCGACCTTGCCGCCCGTCGAGGAACGGAGCCGCCTACGGCCGGAACAGGTGGCCGACATCGTCGAGCGGCTCCGCAAACGGGCTTCAGGGCCTTCAGGCGGCCTTATAAGGGCCTCGGCTGGGCCGGGACGTCCGACCACACCAACCGAGGGCCGGAATCGTTTATAGGCCGTCCTAGGGCGTCGGCTCCGCGCCGGCCTCGCGCTGTCGGTTACGCTCGCGACGTTGAGTATTTTTGCTCAGCGTCTTGAGTAGGCCATGCCCAACCCGCGCACCGTCAAGGAGTCCGAGATTCAAGCCGCCATCGTCAAGGCCGCGCGGAAACACCCCGCCATCGGGCGGGTGTTTCGCGTGAACTCGGGCACCTTCAAATCGTTCGCGGGCAGCATCGTTCAAGGCGCGCCAAAAGGCACGCCCGACCTCATCGGATTCCTGACCGACGGGCGCTTTTTGGCCGTCGAAATCAAGGTGCCCGGCGAGTTTCCGACGCCAGAGCAACGCGCCTTCCTCGCCGACCTCAACGCCTGCGGCGGCCTCGGATTCGTGGCAACGTCGGTCGATTCATTCTTGCGATTCCTCGCCGAAACCGTGACAATGCCCACCGATGGCCGGGAAAATCAAAAAGATCAAAAACGACCCGAACGCGGCGGCTAAGGCCGAGATCCTCAAAAACCTGCGGGAACCGCTCGCGACGTTCGACGCCGCCTGCATGCTTGCGGGCGTGGCGACCCGTACCGCGCACGATTGGCAGGCCGCCGACCCGGCCTTCCGCGCGTCGTGCGCGCGCGCGAGAGCCGCTAGCAGCCTCGAAATGCTGCGTTTGGCGCGCGTGGCCGCCATCCAGTCCGGCGACCTCGCCACGCTGCGCTGGCTCACCGACCGCCTCGACCCCGAGGTGCGCCGCGCCTCGCAGGGCCTGCCCGACCCCAACGACAACGACAAGCCGACGGCGGCCGCGCCGACCATCATCATTCAGCAGGCGCCGCCGAAGGCGTGACCGTCCGGCTCGACTTGCTGCCGCATCAATGGAAGGCCATGACGGCCGCCGAGCCGTACGTGGCCATGGTCACGGGCCTCGGCGGCGGCAAGACGTGGTTCGGTGCGCGCTGGCTTATGGTGCGCGCGCTGACCTATCCGACATCCATTCACCTCGCCACGGCCAACTCGTACCAACAACTCAAGGACGCCGTCATGCCGCAACTCTTCGGCGCGGCCGAGGATTTCGGCATCGACTTCGACTGGCACAAGCGCGACGGTGACCTCTACATCGGGCCGCAACGCGCGCTCATCCGCGTGCGCTCGACCGAAAACTACAACATGCTCCGCGGTGCCGAATTCGGCTCTTGGTGGGCCGACGAAGTGCGCGACGCCTCGACCGACGCCGTCAACGTCGTGCTCGGCCGTATGCGCTGCCGCAAAGTAGACCGACCGCGCTACCTCTGGACGACGACGCCCAACGGCTACGACCACGTCTGGAAGCGCCACGTGGCCGACGCCAACCCCGATTGCCGTCTCATTCGCGCCACGAGCCGCGACAACACGCACCTCAGCGCGGACTATTTTTCGGCGCTTGAGGCCACCTACTCCGAACGCATGCTTGCGCAGGAACTCGGTGGCGAATTCGTGACGCTCGACGGCACGCGCGCGTACATCGGCTTCGACCGCGGCCGCCACGTGCGGCCGTGCGCCATCGAGCCCGGCGAACGGCTCGCGCTGGCGTTCGATTTCAACGTCACGCCGCTTTGCTGCGTCGTCGGGCAAGAGGTGGCCGGGCACCTCCGCGTCGTCGCCGAGCACGTTTTGGACAACGCCTCCATCGAGGACATGGCCCGCCTGCTCGTCGAGCGCTACGCGGCGCACCGCTCCGGCGTCTCGATCTACGGCGACGCCGCAGGCTCGGCGCGCAACGTCCAGACTGGCACGACGACCTACGCCATCCTCATGCAGGCGCTCCGGCCGCTCGCGCCGCGGCTCGATGTGCTCGCGTCCAACCCTCGGCAGGTTGACCGCGTCAACTCCGTGAACTGGCTCTTCGGCCGCGACCGCGTGGCCATCGACCCCTCGGCCAAGCGCCTCATCGAAGACCTAGAGCGCGTCAAATGGGACGACGGCGGCAGCCTCGACAAGCGCGACGCCGCCCTAACGCACGCCTCCGACGCGCTAGGGTATTGGCTGATGCGGCATCATGGGCCAAGCGCCTTCCGTGCGCAGCCACGCTATGGAATGACATGAGCGACCTAAAAAAGACCCTCGACCAAAAGCACCCCGTGTACGTCGCGCAGGTGCACCGATGGCTGCGTTACCGCGCGTTCACGGGCGGCCTCGAAACCGAAGAGCAGAAACGCCCGTGGCTGCCGCAAGGCGAGTACGAATCCCAGCGCGCCTACACTCAACGGCTCGCGCTCACGCAATCGCTCGGCTATTCGGGCCCGGCCATCAATCGCATTTCCGGCGCGCTGACGCGCTCCGCGCCCAATCGCCAGTACGTCGGGCAGTACGCCGACGAACTCGCGGCCTTCGACGCTCAGGCCGACGGCGCATCGAAGACCGTTGACAAACTGCTCGGCGAGGCGCTCGGCGAAGCGCTCACCATGGGCATTGCCTTCCTCGTGGTGGACAAGCCGCGGCTAGCCGAGCCCGCGCCTTCGCGCGCGGCCGAGCCGCTCCCGTTCGCCGAGGTCTGGACGGCCGAAGAGGCCCTCAACTGGAACGTTGACCGCGCGGGCCGCCTTGAATGGATTGTGCTCAAGCGCTCGATCATCGAGCAGGCCGGGCCGCTCGCAACCGCGCAGGCCGTGCGCGTCTGGCGCATCCTCGACCGCGTCGGCGGCCGGGAATACCGCCTCAGCGTCGAGGACGAAAAGAACGGCCGCGATCCCGTCTTGACCGTCGAATGGGAACACCGCCTAGGGCTCGTGCCCGTCGTGCCGTTTTATGCGCACCAACTCGGGCATATGCACGGCCGTTCCTACATCGACGAAATCAGCCGCGCCGACTTGCGCAAACTCTCTTTCGACTCCGATCAGGCTTTTGCGTCGTACCTCCACGGCAGCCCGCAACTGGTGCTCAAGGTGAACCAAGACCTTGAGGAGATCGCGGCCGACGCATCGCACATCATCAAACTGCCCGCCGACGCCGACTCCGACGCCAAGTACCTCGCGCTCGATGCCACGGGCATGGACATTCGGGAAAACCTGATCGACTCGGCGATCCGTCAGGGTTTCAATCTCGCGGGCATCGACCCGAATTCCGTTTTGCAATCCGGCGGCGGCTCGTCGCGCTCGGGCGTGTCAATGGCGTGGTCATTCTCGACGGCCGAGCAGCCGACCTTGTCGCGCCTCACGGACAACCTCGACAGCGCCGACCGACACTTGCACGAGGTGGTCACGCGCTACGTGTCCCCGGCCGAATACGCGCCCGACGCGCGCGCGTTCGAAGGCTCGATCATTCGCACGAAGTCCTTCGACATGATGGCCGTGGATCGCATCGCCGACGTCGGCGACGCCGTCTACGACCGCGTGAAGAGCCCGACGTGGCGCAAGACGTGGGCGGGCTACGTGGCATCGCAACTGCCCGGCAACCTCGACACCGCAACGCAACAGACCATCCAAACGGAACTGGCCGCGGCCGACTACGACGAGGACGCCGACCCGAACGGCCACAACGGAAACGACAACGACGTGCTAGGCTCGATCTGAGGGAAGGTCTTGCGGTCGGAAGTAGATTGACGACATGTCCGACGCGACACACGCCCAACCGCAGGGCGACAGCGGGCAACCGCAAGCGGCACAGCAGACTGGAAGCCCTGAGAATCTCGACGCGCGTACCGAGGCCGCCGTGGCCGCGGCGCTCGAAAGGATCCTCCCCAAGATGCTGAATCCGGCTATCACGAACCACACGAAGCGGCTTGAGGAACGATTGCTTCAGCGGTTTCAGACGGTGCAAGACGAACCCGCAACGACGCCGCCAGCGTCGGGCCCGGCCAAGTCGAGCGACCAACTGGCCGCCATGCAAAAGGCCCTTGAGACCATGCAAACGCAACTCCGCGCGGCCGACGAGGCCAAACGCACGGCAGAGCGTGAATCGCACCTTCGGACGGTGGTTTCGGGCTTGGGGGTGACCGACCCCGAGGCCGTTGTGCGGATCCTTCGACCTGACCTCAAGGTGGGCGAGGACAACCGCTACTTCCGAGATGATCCGACGGTGGGCATGGTTGCGGTCGAAGACTTCGCGAAGGCTTACGTGAGCCAAAACAAATGGCTCCTCCAAAGCGCCAATCGCGGAGGCGGCGGCGGCACCGCGTCGGCATCACCGACGCAACAAGGCGGCGACACGATGAGTCAAGCGGAGTACACGGCGAAACTCAACAGTTTCGGCAACGACTCAAACGCTCGGCAAGCCTTCGTGATGCAAGCCTTGGCAGGTCGAATCAACATCAAGGGCTGAGGCCCTAGAAAAAGCACATCATGGCAAACGAAATGACCGTCACGACGCTCGCGAACTCGCTGCCCGTGATCAAGGGACAGGTTTACGCGGCGGCTGAAAACGCGCGCATTTTCCGCGCGCTTGGCATCACCGAAATTCCGTTCGCTGGCCCCGGCAACGTCTACGACGCCATCAAGGTCGGCGCGGTCACGGCTGCGGCTTACACCGAAGCCAACGCGCGCACGTTCTCGGCCGACACGGTCGCGAAGGTGTCGTTCACCCCGTACGAAATCGATGTCGCCATGTCGTTCACCGACAAGGCGCGCCGTCGCAACTCGTTCGATGTGTTCGCCGTCTACGGCGAGCAGGTCGGCAAGGCCGTGGCCGTGAAGATGGACGCCGATTGCGCGGCCGAATACGCTAACTTCACGGGCACGACCGTTGACGAAGGCGACACGGCCGCGTCCCTCGCGAAACTCTTGGCCGCGGCGGCCAATGTTCGCGCGGCGGCGAAGGATCAACTCGATTTCGTGCGCGCGGCCATGCACACCTCCGCGTGGGACGATCTCCTGTTGGATTCGTCGGGCGCGATCCTCTCGGCCTCGGTGCGCGGCGCGGCGGGCTCGTCGGCTGCCGTGACTGGCACCTACGACCTCGTGGCGGGCGTTCGCATCGGCTTCAGCACGTGCATCGTTTCGGCGGGTGGCACGGCCAA